CTGCGAACAGTGTCGGGGTGGCGACCGAAGCCAGGGAGCGGTGGGCCGCCTTCCGCGCCCGCACCCGCGGCCTCTTCCCCGCGTGAGGACACCATGGGCACCCCCACAAGCGGCGAGTACACCGCCGACTGGAAGGACATCGCCAAGGCCGTGAAGGACGACGCCGGCTGGAAGTGCGTCCGGTGCAGCCACCCCCACGACCCCGGCCGCGGGCGGTGCCTCACCGTCCACCACTTCGACGGGAACAAGGCCAACAACGCCCGGTGGAACCTCATGGCCCTCTGCCAGGCCTGCCACCTCAGCGTCCAGGCCCGCGTCGACCCCCGCATCCCCATCATGTTCGACCCCTCCCCCTGGGCCATCCCCTACGTCGCCGGCGTCTTCCTGGCCGGCATGTGCCCGCCTTCCCCCGGGTTCAACCTGCCCGCGTGGCGCCGGCTCTACGAGCTCGAGGTCGGCCCCTGGCCCATGTGGGCCCCCATGGAGACCACCCCGTGAAGATCCTCTGCCTCATCGGCTGCCACGACTGGCGGAACGGCCCCGGCTCCCCCTGCACCGTCTGCGGCGAGCACGACACCCTGTTCTGTGGGTGCTCCGACTGCCGCGAGCGCCGCGGCCAGTACGACGACAGCGACGCCACCCCCGCCCCCACCGTGAGCATCGGCAGCCGCACCCTCCCCCAGCCCGTCTCGGACCTGGCCCTCGTGCTCATCATCGTCGCCGGCCTGCTGGTGGGGCTCATGGGCCACGCCACCAACCTCGAGGTCCAGAGGGCGGACGCCTTGAGGCCGAAGACCGTGGCGTCCCGCTCCCACCCGTGAGACTTGATCTTTGGGCACCGTCTTCCCCTTTGGGCGTAGAGTCAAGCGATGACCCGCAAAACCCCCAAGTCCAGTGGGTCAAAAACCCCGCCTCTGCCGGGAGGGGCGGCCGCGCCCCGTCCCGGGGTGAAGGGCCAGCCCGCCCTCCCGGGCCCGTCGGTCGAGATCGACATGGCCAGCGAGAAGGACCGGGGCCTGGTCCGCCAGATGGCCAAGGACGCCCCGCGGCGGTTCCGGGCGATGGACGAGTCCGTCCAGACCAAGATCGTGAAGGGGATGGTGGAGGCGGTGGACGCCGCCCGGCGCCAGCTCCGGGAGGTCGAGAAGCCCTCGGAGAAGGTCGCCACCATCGACGCCCTCGCCAGCCTGACCAGGACCGCGGCCATGATCGCCGCGATTCAGCAGAAGGACGAGCACCACGACGACGACGTTCGGCTCAAGGAGCGTGAGGTCCAGACCGGGGAGGCCCTGGTGAAGCAGTACATCAACATCGACCCCAACAAGGTGTGAACATGAAGCTCTACGCCCAGTGGACCGAGGCCGAGGTGGTGGAGTATCTGTGGCACCACGTCCGCCGGTGCTTCCCGGCGTGCTACGCAGAGGCGTTGCCGGTTGTGATTGAGTCGATGGTGGACCAGTGGTTCCGCGCGGCGTGGGAGTGGGTGGAGAACCAGAGTGCTCCGGGCATCCCGTGTGCCATTGACCCCGATGAAGGTAACTGGGGTGTTCGGGACCTCAACAGCGACGACCCATGCGAGCCGCACTGGCTTGCTCAGAACCTCCCCACCTCTGTCCACGCCCTCGGCGCCGCGTGCCTCCTCGTCGCCGGCAAGCCCGTTCCCGCCTGATACCCTGACCCCTGCACTGATGGGCGCCCATCCTGGAGCCGCCCGCGGTGCCCGTTCCCGTCCTCCGCCCAGAGTTTCGCCCCTTCGAGCCCCGCGGGGGGGCCCGGCAGCTCATCTACTGCCGCGACCCCGCCATCTGCTACCACGGTCCCGCCGGCACCGGCAAGACCAGGACCGTCCTGGAGAAGGGGTTCCTCTGCGCCAACCTGTGGCCGAACGCCCGCATCCTCCTCCTCCGAAAGCTCCGGGCGGACCTCACCGAGTCCGTCCTGGCCACCTTCGAGAACGAGGTCCTCCCCGACGGCCACCCCCTCAAGGACGGCGCCAACCGCAAGACCCGCGCCAGCTACGACCTCACCAACGGCTCCACCCTGGTCTGCGGGGGCATGAAGAACGCCGACGGCTCCGACTCCCGCCGCGTGATGTCCACCGAGTGGGACCTGATCCTCTGCTTCGAGTCCACCGAGTTCACCTACGACGACTTCCAGAAGCTCACCACCCGCCTGCACCGCTACAAGCGGATGCCCTTCTCCCAGATCATCCTCGACTGCAACCCCGCCGGGCCCAAGCACTGGCTCAAGATCGAGATGGACGCCGGCCGCATCACCTCCATCCCCTCCCGCCACGAGGACAACCCCAAGTGGCACAACGGCAAGGGGTGGACCCCCGACGGCGAGGTCTACATCGGCCAGCTCGACAAGCTCACCGGGTACAACCACGACCGCCTCCGCAAGGGCCTGTGGACCGCCGCCGAGGGCGTGGTCTACGACGCCTTCGACGAGCGCATCCACGTCATCGACGCCATGCCCCAGGGGTGGCGGAGGTGGCGCCGGATCCGGTCCATCGACTTCGGGTTCACCAACCCCTTCGTTTGCCAGTGGTGGGCCCTGGATCCTGACGGCCGCATGTACCTGTACCGGGAGATCTACCGGGCCGAGCGGCTTGTGGCCGACCACGCCGAGATCATCCTCGAGCAGTCCGAGGGGGAGCCCATCGACCTCACGGTGGCCGACCACGACGCCGAGGACCGGGCAACCCTCTGGGCCGCCGGCATCCCCACCGCCGCCGCCCGCAAGGACGTGATCCCCGGCATCGAGGCCGTGAAGCGTCGCCTCCGCCGGGCCCAGGACGGGAAGCCCCGGATCTTCTTCCTGCGCAACGCCCTCCTCGAGCGGGACGGCTCCCTCACCAACCGCGGCAAGCCCGCCAGCACCCTCGAGGAGTTCGGCGGGTACGTCTGGGCCCCGCCCAAGGAGGGCCGGCCGGCCGACGAGGAGCCGCTCAAGATCGGGGACCACGGGATGGACGCCATGCGGTACGCCGCCATGGCCGCCGAGGCGGTCGACCCCACCGAGCCCGTCACCGAGCCCCCCCCACCCCCCAACAGCCTGGGGTGGATCCTCCGCCACGAGGGGCAGTTCGGGGACGAGTACGAGGAAAACGGACGCGACACGTTCGTCTGAGGGGCGGTATACTCTCCCCGCGTGCACTGATGGGCCCCACGGACGGGAGCCCACGGTGGTCGCATCTCCAACGAGCAAGACGACCCAGACGCCCCGCTACTCCCCCGGGTGGTGGCGACGCCGGCTCGACCGATCCCAGACTCACCGCCGCGGCATCACCGGCAAGTCCGAGAGCCGCATCCGCAACTTCGTCGGCCCCCACCACACCACCGCGTGGAAGGGGGCCCGCGACGTGCACTCCGGCGCGTGGTGGAAGCTCATCTCCGACATCAAGCCCTCGGTGGTCTCGACCAACCCCGCGGTCTTCATCGACACCTTCGCCCCCGAGGCCGCGCAGCACGCCGACGCCCTCCGGTTCGGGCTCAACGCCTGGATCAACCGCGTCAGCCTCTTCACCATCCTGGACAAGGTCGCCGACGACATGCTCTGGGACTACGGCGTGCTCCGCGTCCGCCTGGTCCCCCGCAAGGGTTCGACCCTCCGCGACTACGCCGGCATGGGCGTGCAGATCCCCGCCCTGATCCCCGACGCCCAGTACATCATGCCGACCCAGTTCGGCAGCGACCCCGACACGTCCCCCGATCAGGCCCAGTTCATGTACCACTGGGAGGTCCGCAACCTCAGCGAGATGCTCGAGGAGACCGACCCCACCGGCGCCCCGGTCTGGGACGCGGCCGCGGTGCAAAAGCTCGCCCAGGAGCCCAAGACCGACGAGATCCGCCGCGAGACCCTGCACGACGACCTGTCGAACGAGGACCTGGACCGCGACGAGGTCGTGGTGTTCCACATCTGGTGCCGCGTCACCCGGAAGATCTACTGCATCGGGTACACCCCCCACGTGCGGGAGTCCGAGGGCGTGTTCCTCCGCCAGCCCGTCGACTACTTCGGCCACCCCGCCGGCCCCTACGTCATCTTCGGCGTGGTGTGGGTCCGGGGCCAGGCCTACCCCGTCAGCCTCACCGCCCTCTTCGCCCGCAACGTCGAGGAGCAGGACGAGCACCGCAAGAAGGCCCGCGACGACGCCCGGGCCGCGAAGAAGATGCTCGCTGTCGAGGGCGCCAAGCTCGCCCGGGCCATCGTCAACAAGGAGAACAACGGCATCCTCGCCGTCGAGGCCCTCTCCAAGCTGCAGGAGTTCGAGTTCGGGGGCGTGCAGCAGGCCACCGCCGAGTACATGGCCTTCCTCGACAACGACTGGGAGACCCTCACCGGCCTCAGCCAGGTCCGCCAGGGGAACGTCGACGCCGACGCCACCGCGACCGCCGTGGTCGAGGCCAGCAGCGCCGCCGACCGCCGGGTGAAGTACATCCAGTCCCGGTTCCGCGCGTGCACCCGCGAGCTCCTGACCCGCGTGGCGTGGCTGATGTGGAACAGCGACATGGTCGAGTTCCCCGTCCCGATCGACGACCCCATGACGGGAGAGACCGTGCAGGGGTACTTCAGGGGCGGCGTGCAGGAGGGCGACGACGCGAGCTTCGACGACCTCGAGCTGGACATCGAGCCCTACACCATGGAGCACGTCGACCAGAACGCCCTCCGGGCCCGGATGACCGAGGTCTTCAACCTCGTCACCGCCGTCGTCGACCGCATCCTCGCCAACCCCCTCGCCTCCGCGGCCATCGGCTGGGAGGACCTCATCAACGACACCATGGAGACCCTCAACATCAAGAAGGGGGGCCGCCGCTACATCAAGTGGCCCATGGTCCGCGTCCTGGTGCAGATGCAGGTCGGGGCCATCATGGGCGGGATGGGGCTGGGGCTCGGTCAGCCCATGGGCGGCGCCGGCGGAGTTGGCGTGGGCCCGGGGAACCAGAGCACGGCCATGGGAGGGGGCGCGAGGATGGGCGGCGGGAGCTCGTCCTGGATGTCGAGCCCGGGCGGGTTCGGCCGCGGGCCCGGGGGCGGCGTCGCCCAGCAGACCCGGTCCCAGGCCTCGTCCTTTGGCCAGCAGGCATCCCGGGGCGCCGTCCCGGCGGGAGCGTGATCCATGGCGGTCTACGAGTACAAGAACGCCCTCGGGGAGAAGCGGGAGATCGTCGCGTCGATGAAGACGCCACCGCCCATGGCGGTGCAGTTCCTCGAGGACGGCTCGTGGGTCGAGGCCACCGAGCCCGACGCCGAAGGCACGTTCAACCGGGTCTTGTTCGCCCCCGTGGTGGGCGTGCGCGACGGCCAGGGGGGCGTGAAGTACCGCGGCCAGGCCATCCCCGTGTCCCAAAGCCTGCCCTACGACGACCCCGACCGGCCCGCCGTGGCCGACCGCCTGGACGGGCACCCCGTCAAGCGCAACACCGACGGCACCCTCCGCACCCTCGACGACCGACCCATCATCCGCAACCGGGAGGACCGCAGGCGTTACTGCGAAGCCCTCGGTTTCACCCCCAGGGATTGAGCCCATGCCCGTGACCGACACCGCCGCCACCCCCACCGCCACCCCGCCCGCCGTCCTGGAGCCCGTGATGCTGTTCTACGGGGCTCACCGCGCGAGCCCCTTCACCCCCCGCCGCGCCGTCGTGATCGACGAGGTCGGCGCCGACTCCGGCCGCCCCGCGACCGAGGATGACCCGGGCCAGCCCCCCACCCGGATCGTGAACGTGCTCGTGTACAACTCCGCCCTCCTCGACAACGGCCGCCCCGAGGTCGAGCAGGTCCGCAACGTCCTGGTCCTCGCCCCCGGCGCCAAGCTCACCGAGGGGGAGGAGACGCCCTGGGAGTGGCCCGCCCTCAACTTCGTGAGCGCCACCGTCCCCGAGACCGAGCCCCGCGCCCCCCGCACGCCCGCCGAGCCGGCCAAGGAGGACGCCCCGGCCCCCCGCCGCCGCCGCGCCGCCCCCGCCCCGGCCAACGACGCCACCACCGCCTGATCGTCCACCGCCCCACCCGCCCCCCCTGGAATCCCACCCGTGCACGACGCCATTTCCCGTCCCCTGACCATCGGCGACCGCGTCCTCATCCCCGCCACCATCATCAGCCTCGGCGGGGGCGAGGAGTACTGCAACGTCGGCATCGAGACGACGCTCGGCCACCGGCCGGACGCCAAGAAGGAGACCATGTCGGCGATCAACACCGCCGTCATGCTCCGCGCGAACCCCGCCGACACGAACAACCTCGACGCGGCGCTCTCCGGGTCCTTCCCGCCCGAGGCGATTCCGCACCCGGCCATCGCCGCCGTGCTGCAGTTCTTCGCCTTCGCCCACCTCCCGCCCGCCCTCCAGGCCGTGAGCAAGCCGTTTCACGACCTCGCCCACCGCCTGGCCCAGGGGCCGCAGAACGCCGAGGCGACCGTCGCCCTCCGCAAGCTCCTGGAGGCCAAGGACGCCGCCGTCCGGGCGGTCCTGTTCAAGCCCACCGCCTGATCCCTGACCGCACCGCGTCACCGCAGATCCGCAAACCCCCGTGAGACCGTCCATGCCCGCCACCGAGTCCAGCTCCACGCCGGCCGCTCCCCCGCCCAGCCCGGGCACGAACACCGCCACCACCCACCCCGCCGGCGACGGAGCCGCCGGCAAGGGGGGCGGGAGTGCCCCCGGCGCGGCGAACAACGCCGCGGGGAAGGGACGGGACCAGGGAGGCCAGCAGACTCAGGGAGGCAAAGACCCCGAGACCCTTGCCCGCATCCGGCGGGAGGGCTTCGCCAAGGCCATCGGCAAGGCCCCCGAGGGCGCGTCGAAACCGGCCGGCGGCAGCAGCCCCACCGGAGGGGTCGGAGACGGCGAGCAGCCCGGCGCCAAGGACGGCCACGGGAAAGAGGGGGGCAAGCCCAGCGGTGAGGGCTCCCCCTCTTCTTCTTCGACCGACGGCGAGGGTGAGGGTGGGGACGAGCGGTCCAAGCTCGCCCAGCGCAACGAGAAGATCGTGGAGGCCAAGGCCTTCATCCGCCGATTCACCAAAGGAAAGTTCGACTCGGCCAACCTCGATGGCATGACGCAAGCCGCCGTGCTACAGTTGGCCGAGACGCTCAAGGAGCGTCACGCCGACTTCGGCCGCGAGCTCAACAGCCGGGGCAAGACCCCGACCAGCGAGCAGCCCCCCGAAGGCGGCGATGAGGCCGCGGGTCAGTCCGACTCGCCCCCCTCGACCGGCAAGGGCCGCAAGCCCAACGCCGGGGACCGCCAGCCCTCCCCGGGCGGCAAGGCCGACAAGGCCCCCGCCATCCCGGCCGGTCTGGAAGCCGCACTCAGCCTCATGGACCCAGACGAAGCGGACCGCACCCGGTCCGAGCTCGCCGAGACCATGAAGCGGGTGGAGGACGCCGACAAACGCGAACGCGAGTTCCGCGAGAAGGAGGCGTCCTTCAACTTCGCCACGGGCCTGAGTGCGTTGGAGGCTGACTTCCCCATGCTCAAGGAGGAAGCCAGTGTCCAGCGTTTGGCCGAGTACCTCATGGCCAAGCCGGAGCGGAAGGAGATCCTCCTCTCCGGCGACGTGAAGGAAGTTCACGAGACCATGCGGGACGCGGCCAAGGTGGTTTTCTTCGACCAGGTCCGGGAGAAGGCTCAGCAGAAGGCCAAGGACGACTTCAGGCGGCAGACGGGCAACGGCCTGGGCGGGGATGGATCCGCGTCCAGGCCGGCGGGGAACCAGGGCACGAAGCCCACCCCCGAGCAGATCCGAAAGGCGGGGTTCCGCGCGGCCAAGGAGGGCCGCACCCCCGACGAGAACCGGAACCTGCTGGCTCAGTACCTCTACGGGTCGTGAAGGGCTGACGACGCTGGCGCTGGATCCCGGGCCCCCACACAAGGGTCCGGCCCATGCCCATCAGCACTTTCGAGAACTACCTGAACAACACGCGCGAGGCGCGGGTTCAGGGTTACGACGAGATCAAGAACCTGGTCCAGCGGCAGTCCTACCTCGCGGGGGACATGCTGGACAACCCCACCAACAAGACCGTCCGCGGCGGCGACCCGCTCAAGTGGACCCTCTTCACCCGGACCTCCGGCAACTTCGGGTCCTACGAGGCGGGCGAGGAGCGGGCCATCGAGCGCCGCACCGGCTCCCCCGAGGCCAAGGCCCCCTGGCGGTTCTTCGAGAACAACGAGCCCATCGTCGAGGCCGAGATCGACCTCAACGAGGGGGACGAGGAGGCCCACTACAACCGCCTCGAGCAGCAGATCTTCGCGTCCCTCGACACCGAGCACTACGAGGGCATCGAGAAGCAGCTCTTCGCCATCCCCAACACGGACATGATCGACCTGAACGTCCGCAAGGGCGACATCATCTCGATCCCCACCTGGGTCCCGGCGGGCTCCAACGAGTCCACCTACCAGGGGCTCCCCGCCAACTGGGGCTCCACCCAGACCATCGCCAACGTCAACCGCGTGAACAACGCCAACGCCCGCCCGGTCCTCAAGACCTACTCGTCCTCGGCCGCCGGGGACAAGAAGGCGGGGCTCTGGGCGGCCTTCGGCAAGATCTTCTCCCGCACGCTGTTCGACAAGGCGGTCCGCGGCCTCTCCCGCGCGGCCTTCCGCGAGTCCGTCCTGCGCCGGTACAAGATCGTCACCGGGCTCAACGGCCGCGACCTGGCCGAGCAGGAGCAGCGGTTCGCCAACGACCAGAACGGGAAGGACTCGGACTTCTCCGGCGTCACCTTCCGCGGCCTGCCCATCGACGGCTACTCCGTCATCGACGAGCTGGCCCTCGACCACTCGACCGCGACGCCCTTCACCCAGCCCTACCCCTCCTTCCGCCCGCCGTTCTGGTTCCTCGACCTCAACGAGCTCTACCTCGCCTTCCACCCCAAGCACATGATGAACGAGGTCATCAAGGACGGCGGGGCCCGCCAGCGGGACCTCAAGGCCGTCTTCCGCGAGTCGTGGATGCAGATGATCTGCGAGCGGCCGAACCGGCTCGGCTGCGCCGTCGGCGTGTAAGCGTCCATCCCCTGACGAACCCCACCCATGGGGGCGGGGTGGCCTCCGCCCTGCCCCCCACCAGACCAAGGAAGGTCCCATGCTCAGCTTCTCCTCGATCCTCAAGGCGCTCGGTTTCAAGACCGACCTCCTGCCCCGCCGGGCCTACTGGCGCGGCTCGACCTCGATCACCCGCGGCCAGGTCGCCGCCCTGCCCCTGTCGATGGGCAACGCCACGTACAACTCCATCGACCCCGAGAACGACAACTACTGGGGCCGCAACGCCCTGGAGCTCACGGCGGACACCAACGCCCACGTGAACTACTGCCTGGTCGTCGCCCTCGGCACCATCCAGCCCGGCGCCATCGGCCAGTTCGCCATCGCCGGCGAGCTGGACGTGTACGTCGGCGTGGGGCAGAACGGCGGCTCCGACCTGACCGCGGCCGCGGGCCAGGTCCTCACGTCCTTCAAGAACATCAACACCAACGTCCCTGGCACCTACGCCGACCGGACCCTCTGGACCCGGCCGGCGGTGGGCACCGGCTCCCACGACGACCTCAACGCCCCCGCGGCGGTGTTCGGCGTCGTCCTCGAGACCCCCCCCGCGTCCGCGTCCCCCGCCCTCAAGCGGTGCGCGTTCAACGGGATGGGCATCCTGCACATGCGCGGCGGCGGCGCCTGATCCGTCCCCGCTCGACCAGTCCAACCCATCAGTGCACACCCGGGCGGCGGTGACGCCGCTCGGGGGATTCGATGAAGAACGCCGGCTGGTACATCACGCAGATGAAGCACCGGGTGGGCAAGAACACCTGGGACTCTCGCGTCGACCCCTGGGACGTGCTGAACCTCGCCGGGGAGGACCTGGCCGACGCACGCCCCTGGAACCTCCTGCACACCACGGTCAAGGTCCCCGCGGTGGCCGGTCAGGACTTCATCGCCATGCCCGCCGACTTCGGCGAGCTGGTCTCCGCCACCATCGAGGGCATCGGCGTGGGCGGCGTCCAGCTCACCGCCCCGGAGGTCCTCCGCAAGCTCCGCCAGCGGGGCCGGACCTACACCGGGTGGTGGTTCCTGGCCATCGACGGGAGCCTCCCCCAGACCTCCCCCAGCGTCCCCGCCCTGGTCGCCGCGGCCATCTACCCCCAGCCCACCGAGGCCGCGTCCCCGGTCATCACCCTGACCTACCGCCGGCGGTGGCGCGAGCTGGTGGAGCAGAACGACGAGAGCCGCACCCCGAACTTGCCCCGCCAGTTCCACCTCGCCTTGACCCTCGGGTGCCGGGTCTGGGCCTTCGAGCAGCTCTACCCCGAGCGGGCAGCCCCCGACCGGCCCAAGTACGAGGCCGAGCTCGCCCGCCTCTGGACCCTCGACCAGACGACCCAGACCGACTTCGGACCCATGGTCGGGGGCGTGCAGGCCGAACGTGAAGACGACGTGCTCCAGATCGGCGAGTTCCGCCTCTGACCCCCCACCAGACCACCCCACCGCAAGGAGATCCCCATGCCCCTCACGACCGTCGAGCAGTACAACATGAGCGACGAGGCCAAGATGGGCCTCATGCAGGCCGACTTCCTGGTGGGTGAACCCCCCCGGATCAGCTCGTTCACGTCCTTCGAGCTCCTCCCCGCCTCCGCCGTCGCCGCCGGCACCGACAAGCTCACCTTCATCAACACCGGCGCCACCCCGGGCACCCTCGCCCGTGCCACCAAGGGCGGCATCTCCTACCCCACCGGCGGCGCCTCCGGCAACGCCTCGGTCCTGACCGGGGTGTCCGCCACCGCGTTCCGGCCCACCATCACCGCCACCTCCAAGGTCATCTTCGCCGCCAGGGTCTCCATCCCGACCATCACCAACGTCCTGGTGCAGGTCGGCCTCGGCCAGGCCCCCTCCGCCACCGACCCCGGCGCCGCCAACTCCGGCACCGACTCCGCGGAGTTCTTCTTCGACCCCGCCAACGCCCTCGCTTCGGGCCTCGGCACGACCGCCCTGGGCAACTGGCTGGTCCGGTGGCGGTCCGCCTCGGGCACCGTCACCTACCGCGACACGGGCGTCCCCGTGGTCGCCGGCCATGATTACAACCTGGCCATCGCCTTCAACGACTCCATCCAGCCCGTCTTCCTCATCAACCGCGACATCCGGGCGGTGGGCGTCGCCCTGGCCACCGGCATCGTGATGATCCCCCAGTTCGGCGTCAAGACCTCCACCGCGGCGGCCCGCTCCTTCGAGTGCCGCTTCGCCAAGGTCGGCCGCGACTGCGCCTGATCCATCTCAAGTCCGCGGACGCGGACGGCACGGCCCGTGTCCGGACCGAGAGGTCCGGCGGGCTTTTTGCAGAGGCCCATCACCATCCCCTTCCCCACCAAGGGCGTGTCGAAGGCCGAAGCACGCGGCCTCCAGCCCGAGGGCACCTGCCCGGACTCCAGGAACGTCCGGGGGGTGTCGCCCCGCACCCGCCGCAAGGGGGGCGGCTCGCGCGAGGGGACCCTCCGGGCCTTCATCAACGCCGCCGGCCAGTCCACCGCCGGGCCCCTGGGCAAGCGGATCACCGGCGCCGTGCGGTGCGTCCGGTCCTGGAACGAGACCATCAACCCCGTCGGCAACTACGTGAACGTCGTCGACGACTTCACCGGCTACGCCGTCCCCAACAACTCGGGGGGGTTCTATTCGGGGACGGACTTCCGGGGGGAGTACGTCATCTTCTCCAAGGTCCCCACCGACACCTACGCCACGATGAACCCGTCGACGGGGTCCTACCCGAACGGGCCGGTCTTCCCCACCCAGTCCACCGACCCCCGCGCCGCGTTCCGCGAGTGCCGCGTCGACGCCCTCCCGGTCTCCGGGTCCGCGAACTACGGCCTCGCCATCAACTACGCCACCGGCAACTTCTGCCGGCTCACCATCCGCATCAACCCCACCCCCTTCGGCACCCGCGGGGCGGCCTACCCCACCCCCGCCGCCGGCCAGTGCACGAACCTCGCCGTCTTCGTCCGCGGGGCGGCGAACATGCGGGACTTCGTCTGCGCGTACCTGGTGGCGACCGCGACCAACGTCGTCCAGCTCCGGGTGGAGACCCACTCCGGGGGCGTGGTCACGACCTACACCAGCTCCACCACCCACAACCTCAGCGGGGCCGCGTCCCTCTTCGCCTCGACCCTCAGCCTTGAGCTTGTCGCCACCGCCAGCGCCATCATCTTCCGCGTCGTCTGGTCGGACGAGGGTGTCGACGAGACCTACACCCTGTCCCAGAACCCCCCGGGGCTCACCCTGGCCAGCAACACCCGCGCGGGCGTCATCTACCGCCACGCCGGGTCCTCGGCCTACCGGTCCATCGCCAAGCTCGAGTACACCAAGATCGTCCCCCTCGCCCCCGAGGTCCTGTACAGCATCTTCGCCTCCGACGCCGACCAGAACCAGGGGCGATGGCAGATCCCCAAGGGGTGGGATTCGGTCTACGTGACCAACGCCACCATCGCGGGCCGCCGCGGGGACGCCTCCGCCTACAGCGAGAACGGCTCCACGCCCACCGTCAACTACCCCATGATCGACCGGGTCGGAGCCTCCCCCGCCGCCGGCGCCGCCGCCGAGGCGCAGATCTACGGAGGGCAGACCGACGGGGTCACGGGCGAGGGCGGCGCCAACGCCGGCGGGGCCATGGTGAGCCGCACCAGGTTCCTCCTCCCCAGCGACCTCTTCACCGACGCCGCCGTCTCCGCCCTGACCGAGACGCCCGACGTGGAGCTCGGCTGGACGGACACCGACGGGGCCATCGACGACACCATCGGGGCGGGGTTCCGCATGGACGGCATCGAGGGGACCTACTCGTGACCACCGGATCCCCGGGCAGCCCCGCCGCGTTCAAGATGCTGGAGGTCCAGGTCCAGCGGACCCGGTCCACCGTGTCCCGGCTGTTCAACCAGGCCGACTTCGTCCGCCTGCAGCTCGTGCAGAACATCGCCGGCGTGAAGACCGTCCTGGACCGCAAGGTCGTCTCCACCACCGCCTGGGGCGGGCCCTTCGACACCACCCAGAAGCCCCGCCTGCGCGACGCCTACGACGGCTCCACCGCCTCCACGAACTACATCGAGGTCTCCGTCAACGGGATCGTGGTCGCCCAGCTCAGCCCCAAGAACAGCGACATCGCCAACTCCTCGGGCCTCGACTACAGCGGGGCCTTCACCCGCCGGGTGTGCCTGGTCCTCAACGGGAACAGCGACGGGACGAGCAAGGCCTGCCGCGCCGCCGGCGGGCGGATCATCCGCCGCCCCCAGACCACCGGGCAGATCCCCAACGCGGGCCGCGCGGACATCATCGCGTTCGTCGCCGGAGAGGTCTGGGGCGCCACCCGGGGCGAAACCGACACCCTGGTCAAGTTCGCCAAGACCGCCAACGCCGGCACCGTCCCCACGAACGACGGGCTCCTCGGGAACTACGTGCAGGCCATCGCCCGCATCGTCACCTGGCCGAACGAGGCCGGGACCGACAAGACCCGCAACCGCGTTCTCGCCCTCGACGGCTCCACCGCCTCCGCGGTCGCCCACATGCTGGTGGACACCATCGACCAGAAGGTCCACAAGTGGGACCCCGGGGCGTACAACAGCGAGGTCCGCGGGTGCGAGCTCCTCGCCAACTTCGGGTTCCGAACGCTCCTGGCGGCTCCCCCGGGCAACAAGAGCATGTGGTACGTCTCCGCGTCCAAGGACACGGGGAGCCGCCGGGCGTGCGAGAACTTCGACCTCTCCGACGCCGGACTCACCGCCGCGGAGCGGGCGTTCAGCGGCAACAGCCCGGGCGTGGGCACCCCCGCCGACTCCATCATCGCCGTCGCCGAGGTCCCCACCGACGACACCCGCGAGGCCGTGAGCCTCCGCCTGCTGATGTTCTGCTCGCGGTCCATCTACATGCTGGACGGGGACCCCGCCGCCGGGGGCAAGGTCGTGCCCATCTCGACCTCGACCGGCATCGTCGACCGCACCGCCTGGTGCTACGACAACCGCGGCAACGTCTGGTGGGTGGGGAACGGGGGCCTGCACGCCATGCCGCGCGGGTCCCGGGAGTACGCCAAGACCGACGGGCGCCGGCTCCCGGACTTCTTCGACTACACCGACACGAAGAACTACCAGGTCGTGCTGGCGTTCCGGGCCAGCGACACCACCATCCGGGTGTACCTGGTGCCCCGCCCGGGGACCAGCAACCTCCGGGGGAAGGCCCTGGCCTACGACATCGAGAACGAGGCGTTCTGGCCGGACGAGTACCCCGCCGGGCACGGGCCCTCCGCCGTCATCGAGATCACCGGCCAGAACCCCCAGGACCGGAGCCTCCTCCTCTGCGGGACCGACGGCTTCATCCGCGAGCTCTCCGACGCGGCCACCTCCGACGACGGGGAGCCCATCGACTCGTGGATCAAGTTCGCCCCCATGCAGCTCGAGGAGGGGGCGGTGGAGGGCCTGGCTTCCGAGGTGTGCGCCGTGGGGTCGAAGGGCTCGGGCATCCTCAACTGGCTGTGGTTCGGGTCTGAGAGCCCGGAAGAGGCCCTGGACATCGACATCGGGGAGTACGTCGACGGGGTCCTGACGGGCCAGCAAACGCCGGACGCCTCGGGGGTGTTCTTCTCGACGCACGCCGGCCGGCAGGAGTGGGCGGACGTTCGGGTCACGGCGGGGGCCCACATGCTGGTCCTTCGCCAGCGGTCGGCCACCGAGTGGTGGGCGCTGGGGTCGGGTATGCAGGTCAGGATGGACCCGGCGGGCGACCGCCGGACTCCGTAGGAGGTGCACGATGAGCGCGTCCATGACGCCGACGAGCCTGATGGCGGTGACGGATGGCGGCGGGGGCGGTCTGGGTGGTGCCCTTGCCGACGCGAACCCCTACCTCATGCTGGGGTCCGTCGGCCTGGCCGGTCTGGGGGGCATCATGGGCGGCCGGGCCCAGAAGAAGGCGAACCGGGCCAACGAGGCCCGCTACCGCCAGATCCTCGGGCTCCTCCAGGGGCAGGGGTCGGCGGCCAAGCAGGAGATCGCCATGCAGGAGGGGGAGGCCCGGGCCGGCCTGGGAGCGAACCTGCTGCAGCGCGGAATGACCGGGTCGTCCGCCTACGACGCCGCGATGAACGACCTGCGGGAGCGGGGCCAGCGGCAGCGGACCGCCATCGACGAGTCGGTCGCCAACCGGGTGGCGGGGGTCATGGAGAACCGGACCGACACCGCCGCGGGGGGGAACCCCCTGGCGTCCTTCGCCCAGCTCGCCGGCGGGCTCGGGCAGTACGGCGCCAACCTCGACTTCCAGCGGAAGATGCTGGCCATGCTCCAGAACCCCAACAGCAACCTCGCCGTCCTGGCCAAGCTCATGAAGGACTGACATGCCCATCATCGTCCGACACGACGGCTCCCCCCTCATGGCCGGCCTCGACGCCGCCGCCGGCGCCGCCGGCAACGCCCTGGGTGGTCAGATTCAGGGGATGGGCGGGCTGAACGACATGCTGATGCGGCTCGCGCAGGCCCAGATGGCCGAGCGGGCCAACCAGACCGCCTTCGACCGCAACATCAAGATGGCCGAGATGGAAGACCGGATGATCCGGGGCCGGCAGAAGGAGGGGTTCGACCGCACGCGCGAGGCCGAGGCCCAGGACCGCGAACGAGAAATGCAGGACGCCGCCAACCTCGCCATGGTGTATGGGGAGCGGTACGGCACGATGCCCCCGCCCGGACTGTTGACTCGGAAGGACGTGGATAACTGGGTCTCGATCATGGAGTCGGACAGGGCCCACGAGGACAAGCTGGCGGAGGCTGAGCGGCTGTACGGCCGGTCCACGAACCTGGGGGGTTGGTATCTGCGGGCGGCGGGATACGGGAACGGTGCCGATGGGGGGGCCGGCGGGGCGTCGGGAGGCGGTGTGGGGGCGGCTGGCGTTGTGCCCGGCGCGGCTTCCGGCGTGGGGACGGTGCGCACGCCCGGCGGCGGGGTGGCGGGGTACGTGCACCGCGGGATGCAGGGTGCGGTGGATGGGACGGGCGGGCATATGGCCGCCGCCGGCAGCGACCAGCGTGAGAACCTCCCGCAGGGGTACGGAGTGTTCCCTCCGGGCATGGCCCCGGGCGAGCGCCAGCAGCCGGGCGTCGGGATGCCCCCACGCGCGGGCGTGGGTGTATCCGGCGGTGGAATCGAGATCCCGCCCGGCGGGGTGACCTTTGAGGCGGCGAAGTCGCTGGTGGACGACCTGCGGCTGCGGGAGCACGACGCGGCGATGGAGCGGCTGTCCCAGGAGAAGATCGACGCCGCTCGGGTGGTCGCCAGGGCCAAGGCTCTGGGCGCGAACATCTCGCCGGAGGACGAGGACCTCGCCTCCACGTACCTCGTGGGGATCAGGACGGGGACCTTGTCGCCCGAGCAGGACTCGCGGGCCCGGGTGTGGCTGAAGGGCCACAAGCTTCTGTCGGCGGATGACATGGTCCCGGGTCCTTCGCCCCAGGCCGTGGCCGAGCAGAAGCAGGCGGAGAAGGAGCTTGAGCGGATGGAGGGGCTCCTCAAGTCGTTCGACCAGAAGAGCAGCGATGCGGCGCGGAACTACGCGACCGACCACGGGCTGATGATGCCCTCGAAGACGGAGAAGGAGAACGGTCAGCCGAAGATGGTGCCCGACAAAACGAAGGCTCGGGCCCACCTCAAGCAGTCGATCGAGGCGCAGAAGAAGATCGTGCAGGCGGCGACGGCGAAGCTGGGGTCGGTGCCGGACCCGACGAAGTCCCTGAGCAAGGAGGACTTCAAACTCATGTATGACGCCCTCATCCCCGGCGGGGAGACGAAGTAGGGAAGCGGCAGCGAGTTCAAGGCTTGGGTTCTGCGCCGGGTAGGTTCGGGTCCCGCACGAAGATCAACTGCTGGTAGTAGATCTCGATGGTGTACGGGGCGTTGATGTACGAGGCCGGTCCCGGTGCGGTCGTCTGCGCCGCTCCGACAGCCACCGCCGAGCCCGCAGGTCTGCCGTAGGCGTCGTTGGCCGCCGCGAAAGCAACCGCGGTGGAGGTAGTGGTCTGCGGTGCTCCGGGGATGGCGATGGACATGGTCCCGGAACTGGTCCGCGTCAGACGGAGGCCGGTGTAGATCACGTTGGCCCCGTGCGCCTTGGCGAAGTCGTAGACCCCGGGAACATCCTGCAAGGTCGTTTCGTAGGCCGAGATGCCCACGACCACGGCCCCGTGTTCGAGGCCGTCCTTGAACTGCTGGTCACGCTCCGGGGTGAACCCACCGCGGATCACGCACAGCGTCGCCGGCGGATACTCCACGAGGTTCCGAGGCTGATACACACGCTCGTACATCGGGGCCTCGCATCCGGCCAAGGCGAAGAGCGCAAGCAGGGAAAGCAGGAGGATCGCGGTGGTTCTCATGGATGCAACATACTCGAACACCCCGGTTTCCGATGATGTGGAGATATACGAACAAGAGGCGTACACCACAACGCCTCAGCACCTTCCAAATACCGTATTTGCATCGGTCCCACCCTTGGATATGCTCGCGCGATGGCATCGACACCCCTCAGTCGTCGCGCAAAACTCAGGCTTGCCGGGGTCGCCGTCCTGGTCCTCGGCGCGGTCGGATACGGATGGTCCAAGGCCATGCACTCCACCCCGCGCGAGGGGTCGTCTGTGGGCTCCTCAGAAGTGCGACGGCAGAGGGACTCGGAGCCCATCGTCTACATCACCAGAACAGGGAAGAAGTACCACCGCGCGGGATGCCGATACCTCAAGTCGTCCGAGGAGGTGACTCTGGGCGACGCCCAGGGGCGCGGGCTCACGCCGTGCTCGGCCTGCCGCCCACCGAGGTAGAGCGCGGGCCCTGTTGGTGGACGGCGGATGGGCTTCATACGATTGAGGCGTGGCACGGAGACGAGCTGCTGATCCGCGTGCCCATCAAGTTCGTGCGATTCCCGGAGGCTGGCAAGTGAAGCGGATGCGCGCATGCGACATGGAGATCTCCCCGACGAGCGTCACGATCCACTACTGGCCGCCGCCGACGCCGCGGTCCAGGGTCACCACTCGTCCCAGCAAGGCGACTCGGACGCCTCCGACGCGTCGCCGCGGTCGGCGATGGAGGCGTCGGGGGTGGGGGCGGAAAATCCCGCCGGGTTCCCCGGCAGAATTCGCCGGGCTCTTGGGGTGGGAAGGCGGCGAGATTCGCTGGGTTCGCGCGGAACGTCATGACGCCATCCTCATCGCCGCCCTGCTACACTGACCCCGTGCCGCCCGCCCCGCTTTGATCGGGGTCGGTTATGTCCACTCTCACCGTCGGCCTGACCGCCACCGTCCCCGACCTCGACGGGTCCGACCCCGACACCGAGGTCCTGGGCACCCTTGAACTCACCGACAACGTCAAGGTCGTCGACCAGACCGTGACGGTCGCCGCCAGCACCCCCACGACCTCCACCGTGGTTTGGCAGGCCACCAAGAGCGACGGAACCGCCCAGCACGGCGTCTCCGGGGCCGCGGCCGCGTTCGTGGCCATGGTCGTCACCGTCGACCAGGACAAGACCCTCACGGCCGACACCGCCGTTGGCCTGCGGGCCCTCTACACCAACGCCGCCGGCAGCGTGCTCACCGATGTCGCGTTCCAGCAGCGGACCCGCGCCACGCCCGTCGTCTTCCCCGCCTCCGTCCGCGACTCGAGCGACGCCGAGTACTTCCTGACCCGCATCGAAGCCCGCAACCGCAACACCACGGCCGTCCCGGTGCAGGCCGCCGCCTGGAAGTGACCCCCCACAGTTCCACCCCCCACCCCACCGCCACCATCCCTCATGCCCGAGCTCATGCTCTGCATCTCCGCCAACGGACCCCAGCACGAGGACGCCCTCGCGCTAATCCTACTGGATCGCCAGCAGTACCGCCGGGGGGTGATGCTCTACGAGCAGTTCGTCTGCACCCCGGGAGAACCCCAGTCCCCCGACCGCATCCTCGGGTTCGATCTGGAAAAGTGCGAGCGCACCCTCGACGCTCTCGCCCCCAAGGTCGGGCCCAGTGACCTCGTGATCCGAAACACCGAGGACGGGCACCCCTTCTACGGGGAGGACCATCAAATCGCCCTCGAACGTCTCCAGACCTGCACCGCCGCCCGTTTCAAGACGGCGAGCTACGGCCTCGTGAAGCCCTGCCGATTCCCCCTGACGGGCAAGGCCCCCCACGCCAAGTCCCCGTACTCCTCGCCTGTCCGCGACCTGGACGACGCCGCTGAGGCCATCATCCACGACGACGCGGCCGTGGTGGTTGAGGTCTACCTCGCCCACGTCACCGCCCCCGACGGTGCCGTCGTCGCCTCTGGCGCCATGCGGGAGCGGGACCAGCGCCGGTGGATCCGCCACGACCTCGCGCGGGGTCTCATGCTGGCCCGGGGCAAGAAGCCCGTCCTGGCCATGGTCCACCCGTTCTACGTCGGCAACGACCAGCGGATCGCGGGACGCCCCCTCGCGTTGAGGGACCGCCGGATGGTGATGCAGGAGTGCCGTGACATGGGGGCTGAGTTCCTCGGGGTCTGGATGCACATGGGCGACGGGTACACCGGCATCCCCCAGGCCCGGGAGGCGGTGTCCTCGTGGGCAAACGAGGCGGGCGCGTGGGGATTCGGGCCCTCGAGGAAGGCGACCGCATGAGCGACGCCCCCGCCATCCTGCGCCGGAGTTCCGATGGGGTCCTGCTGTACTGGTGCCCCGGTTGCAAGAGCGGCCACAAGGTCAGCGTCGATCAGCCGAACGACACGGGGTCCTGTTGGACTTGGAACGGGTCGATGGAGAGGCCCACCTTTCGGCCGAGCGTCCTGGTCCACGAGCGCCCAGGCGGCCACCGCTGCCACTCACACGTGGTGGACGGCCAGATCCAGTTCCTCACCGACTGCACCCACGCCCTCGCCGGCCAGACGGTCCCCATGGAGGAGTTCTGAGCCATGCCCCCCGACCCCTCCACCGCGACCATGGACCCGCCTGTCCCCAGCCCCGCTCCGTCCTCCCCCCCGACTGACCGCCGCGCAGCGTTCGCGTCCCTGATCGAGTCCCTCGACCCCGCCGACCGGGAGGCGACCCTCCGCGTCCTGCGGGCCCGCAAGTCCGGCAACTTCGAGGGGGTCACCCACGGCGACGCCCAGACGGCCGTTCGGGTGCTGAGTTCGCTGCGCCAGCAGGCCGCCGCTCCCGCTCCCCCGGCCCCGGAAGAGCCCTCGCCTCTTGAGGCGGTGCTCGGATTCAAGCCCGGGACCCCCTCGGCGTGGCAGCCTTCGTCGGTCCCCGTGGATACCGGGTACTCGTACACGAACCCCAACGCCGCCCCCCCTCCCGCGCTGAACGCCCCCATGAGCCCCTCGGCGGAGGAGCAGCCCTCGTACATGGGCGGGCTGGCCGACGACCTGGTCCGCATGAAGCAGCTCGGCATGTTTAAGGGTCCGGGCCCGCAGGACCTGTCCATGCTGGGCAGCGTGGGCCAGGGCATCATCCGCGGGGCTGGCGGCGTCATGGATGCCGCCGGCGGGCTTGTGCGTGGTGCTGGGCAGGCCATCGATGCCTTCGGCCTGCCGGGTGGACCCGAGGTTGCTGGCGCGGGCAGGCTGCTTTCTGAGGTGTCCAAGACCCAACAGGGCATGTACCCCACCGACCCCAACCGCCCATACTCCGGGGCGGTCGGCGAGGCGATCCCCGGCATGGGGGCGGCCATCGCGGCGGGTCCCGCGGGCCCGGCGTTCTTCGCCGCCCAGGGAGCGGGGAGCGCGTACGGCCGGACGATGGACGCCACCGGGAACCCGATGAAGGCGTTTGCGGCAGGGGCGGGGTCCGGCGTCATCAACGCGGCCGTGGCGCCGCTCCAGCTCGCCGCGGTCCGCGGCGTGACGCCCGGGCTGGCGAACGTGCTGGCGGGCAAAGTGAACAACGCCGTGGGCCGGTACGTCGCCGGGGCGGGGGCGGACCTCACCTTGGGTGGGCTGGCGAACGTCGCCCAGGCGGCGGCGGAGGACACCCTCGACGTGGCGACCGGGGCGAACCCGGAGGCGTTCAAGGACTTCGACAGGCAGGCCCTCGTCGCCGGCACCGTGGGGGCCGTGCTGTCCGCCTACGGCGCTCACCGAGCCGGACAAGCCACGGTGAAGGCTGAGGCCGCCAAGACGGCTCAGGGAGGCACCCAGACGGGTGCAGAGGCCTCCGTCACGGGCGAGGCTCAGACGGCCTTCCAGGCCGCCGCCCGAACCTCTGCGCCGCCGTCTCAGGCGGCTCCCGTCGTCGTTCCCGATTCCAACCCCGCGGCTGTGCAGGAGTCCACGGCGGCGGCCACCAACCCGACTCCGAAGGAGACCAGCCATGGTCTACGAGAAGCGCAAGGGCGGCAAGAAGGGCTGCTGAACGGCACGGCCCCCACGCCCCCGGGTGAGTTGACCCCGGGGGGTGGGAGCCCTCGTCCTGCCCCCGCCATCACCACCCCCGAGCCGGTCCGGTCCGGGGAGAGCGTGAACAGCGGGGAGGTCATCACCGACCCGCGAGGGCAGAGGTACACCGCTGGCGCGACCCTCGGCGACGGGAAGGTCGTCCTGCGCCGTGAGGACGGGCGGGCGTTCCGCCTCACGCCGGGGGAGATGGAGGCGCGGGGGTGGATGAGGACGAAGCAGGAACCCCCCGCGAGGATCGACGCGGGCGAGCCCAGCAGCCAGCCGGATGGGGTTCCCGCGGTCGGCGGGCAGGGGAAGGATACCCAGCCCTCCCCGCGGCGTGAGGCGACGACCGAGAAGCCGAAGACCAAGGCCTCGGACCAGACCAAGCACGAGTTCTCCAGCACGCAGTTCGATCTTCCGAAGGACCTCGCGGACGCGACCCGCGCGGCCTCGATGAAGATCCCGGACGCGGACTTGGCCGAAGATGGTCGGGAAACCAACCCCCACATCACCCTGAAATACGGCCTGCACACCGGAGACCCCGAGGCCGTCCGCGCCGCCATCGGCGACGCCGGGCCCGTCGAGGTCAAGCTCGGCAAGACCTCGGTGTTCAAGGGCGAGAAGGCGGACGTGGTGAAAGCCGAGGTCGAGGGCCCGGCGCTGCACGCTCTGAACCAGAGGATCGCCGACGCCCTTCCTCACACCGACACCCACCCGAAGTATCAGCCGCACGTGACCCTCGCCTACGTGAAGCCCGGCCTGGGCGAGAAGTATGCGGGCATGCGCGACCTGGAGGGCAAGACGATCAGGCTGGACCGCGTGACCTTCTCGGACCAGAACGGCAGGACCACCGAAGTCCCGCTCAAGGGCAAGGAGGCCGAGAAGGCCGCCTCGATCCGCATCCGCGGCGACGAGTTCGGGCCAGACTCGGACCCCAAGGCCGTGCGTCAGGAGGCCCGGAGGTTCGTGCGGGACAACCTGCGGGAGACGGGGTACAAGAACGAGGAGACCGGGCGAACGATCCGCATCGGCAACTCGGGGATCAAGAAGATCCTCGCCAACTCGGCCGACCTGCGCCGGGCCCGGTTGCTGGCGGCGGTGCCGGAGATCATCCGCGACGGGCGTCTGGATTCGAGCATGCCCCCGTCGGACGGTGACACCCGCATCCGCGCGTACCACAGGTTCTCGGCCGACATCGAGTACGCGGGCCAGCCCGAGACCGTGTCGTTCCTGGTCCGCGAGGACGCCAACGGCGAGTGGTACTACAACCACCAGATCGTCGAAAAAAGGAAGAACCCACCGTCAAAGCCGGTCAGGGGGCCCGAAGGCCCGCGGGGTCCGGCAGGTGGGTCTTCCGAACCCAGTATCGGCGAATCGCCCGCCCCTGTCAAGGGGAAGGCGGAGGAGTCCGGGCAGGTGACGCCGAAGTCCGGGAGCACCCCCGAGGCCAGGGATGCCGCTCAGGCGTCCGAGGATCAGGTTCCGAAGGCCGACGCCCCCGGCTACCTCGACCGCGTGGTCGCGTGGGCCGAGGCGAAGTCCCGCGAGGGTCGTACTCCTCGACCCGGCGATAGGCCCGGCTCCCGCTTCGGCGGGTCCGAGGTGAACGTCTACGACGTGATCGCCGCCGCCGCCAAGGTGGTCCGTGGGGGCGTCCGGACCATCGCCAAGGTCCGCGAGGTCGTGCGGGAGATGCTGGGGAAGGATGATCCCGAGACCACGCGCAAGGCGTGGAGCCTGGTCAAGGCGGCCGAGACCAAGGACGGGACGCACGACGACGGGCGATTCGAGGCGTTGGTGGCCGACCTGCTGAACCGCGACCAGCGGCGGCGGCCGGTCAAGGCGACGATCCGCGAGGCGACCGGCCAGACCCCCCCGGGCCCCGAAGTGTCTCAGCGGGACGCCCTGGCGGGGCAGCTCGCCGCCGAGGCCAAGGGTGCCGCCCGGGTGGATAAGGTCCGGGCCGTCCAGGAGAAGCGGGACGCCCGCCGGATGCAGACCGCCGTGGGGCTGGAGCGTGGGGCGGCCCAGCAGTCCGCCGAGATCCAGGCGGGGATGGCGAAGGTCGAGCTGTCCAAGGCCGCGAAGAAGGCCCGCGCCCAGATGGCTGAAGAGCGGGCCCGGTCCAGGGCCGACCGCGCCGCCCTCGCGCGGGACGCGGCCAATACCCTCCGGGCCACCCTTGAGGTGGCGGGGGACAACCGCAAGGCGATCGGGAAGGCCCTCATGGACCTTCCCCCCGAGGTGCGAGGCCGGCGGGACATGCTGGCCCTCCTCGAGTCGGCGGAGACGGCGAAGGACGCCAAGGCCGCGGGGGAGATCATCCAGCGGGAACTCCACCGGCAGTCGATCCGGGAGGAGCTCCAGTCCCTGCAGAGCACCCGGAAGCGGATCAAGGCCATCCCGCGGGACCTGAAAGACGAACTGCGGACCCGGATCGGGGAAATCACCGAGATCCTGAAGGGGCTCAAGACCGACTGGACCGTCCGGGCCGCCTTGGCGGGACGGCAGAAGGGGAAGCCCATTGTGGTCCGGGAGGGGAAGTCCCTCGCCGAGGTGCAGGCCGCAGCCACCCGCGCGGGCAACGCCGCGAGCTCCATCCGGGACAAGGTCATGCAGGCCCTCCACGACCGCCGCATCATGCTCGAGGACCAGGCGAAGTCCGCGTCCTACGTCTCGAAGATGGTCGCCAGCACCGCGAAGGCGGTCAGTAAGGTGGCGGATCGGGTGGTGTGGGGGTCGAGCACGACCGACCGGCGGAACAAGGCCCCGTTCATGAAGTGGGCCCTGCAGGCCGATTGGACCGTGAAGACGATGTCCAAGGTTCTGGACGGCACCCTCGGGCAGAAGGCCAAGGGGTACGCCGAGCAGCTCCTTTTCCGCAACGCCGTCCAGGGCCGGCGGAAGTACCTCGGCGAGCGGCAGAAGGCGACCGACACCCTCGATGCCATCGCTCGCAAGCACGGGTTCCGGACCTGGGCCGACCTGCAGGACCGCGCCGAGTCGACCACCATCGACGTGCCGTGGAGCCCGACCAACGAGAAGATGGGGACCTACGAGGTCCTCGCCATGCTGGCGCAGGACCCCAGCACCCGCGAGCTCACCGACCAGGGCGCCCGCGTCTCCCTGTCTTCGCTGGGCGACTCGGCCCCCGAGTTCAACATCGACGGCGACCGCCGGCAGCGGCTTGCCATGCTGGTGGACCCGAAGATGCTTGCCGCCATCGAGGACGCCAAGTCCCAGGTGATCGAACCCCTCCGCGAGCCCACGTTCCGGGTCCTGCAGAACATCACCGGCACCACTCCTCCGGTCATCGAGGGGTACTTCCCCCGCCGCGCCCGCCGCATCTCGCCCGAGATGCAGAACCCCGCTGAAATCCAGGAGATGGACAGCCTCGAAGCCGCCCGGCTCGGGGAGCAGGTGAGGCTTGAGCGGGCGAGTTTCACCAAGGAGCGCGAGGCGGGGCGGAACGCCACCTTCTGGATCGACAACCCGTTCGAGGTGATCCACCGGCATGTGGACCGGGCGGCCAAGATCATCCACCTGGCCGAGGCGGTGCGGGCCGCGCGGAGGGTGTTCCGGGACCCGGACGTGCGATCGGCGATCGAGAGCCAGCTCGGGGAGCAGACGGTGAAGGCAATCGACCGGCACATCGAGCAAATGGCCCTGCTCACGACGCCGGACAAGGTTCCCATGGGCCAGTTCCTCCGCAAGCTCACCCGTGACGTGGGCCGGGCCACGACGCAGCTCAACCCCCGCAGCATCGGTCGTCAGTACGGCTCCATGGCCATGGCGGGGTACGACTACGGGTTCGGGGCGATGGCGAAGAAACTCCCCGAGGCGGTGCGCACGGCCAACCGGGAGGAGATGGTCAACTCGAACCCGTCCCTCCGCGAGCGGTACGAGTCAGACACCGCCTCCGCCGGCATCCGCGCCGCGACCGGAGAGGGCAAGGGGACGGCCGCCCGGGCCCGCATCATCGACCGCGAGCAGCTCCGCCTCGGGGCCAAGCAGTTCATGCGGGGCGACTTCCGGGAGGGGAATCGGCGGTTTTGGGAGGCCATCCGCATCTCGAACGTGCCCGACTCCCACGTCGCCACGGCGGTCTACCTCATCGAGAAGGGCAAGGTGCAGGAAGAGCACCCCGACTGGACCCCCGAGAAGGTGAAGCTGGCGGCCGGCGAGCGGACGGCCGATTGGGTCGATGACCGGATGAACACCTCGGACCCGAACACGTCCAGCCGGTTTCAGAAGGCCATGCGGGAGACGGGTTGGTCGACGCCCTTCGCCCTCTTCTCCTCGGACCGGGTGAAGATGTGGAACCTGCTCCTCGAGGCTCGCGCTGCTGACGGCGGAGGGATGACCATCGGGAAGAACACCCGACGGGCTTTGGGGGCGATCGTCCTCAACAACGTCTGGAATCGTGCGATGGGGCTGGCCAGCGAGGCGACGCTTCAGTCGATCTCCGCCCTGCTGTGGGGCCGGTCCGAGGAAGACGAGAAGGCGAAGCAAGCGTGGTGGATGAAGTTCGGTCTGGGTGTGGCTCGGGACACGGTGGGCCTGTCGACGGTCGGTGAATGGGCGGCCCGCGTCGGTGAGTTGATTGTGCAGGGAGCAGGCTCTGCGGCTGGGAAGGACATCCCGTCTCTGACGGACAACCCGGTCAGTTCGACTGTTGATAAAGCGTTTTCCTCGATATTTAAGGGTGCCGGAGGTCTGTTGAAAGACGTAGCTTCTCAGTTCGGGGACCTGGACGAGGAGCCGACCGTCAAGGCGTTCAACGCGGACGAGGCGAAGCTGCGGTCCTGGATGGCGGCGGGCCGTCAGGCTCTCCAGTCGATCCCGACGGCGTTTGGCGTGCCCACCGGACCCCTGACGGGCGACCTGTTCAAGGCCCTGACGCCGGGCGGTCCCGATGTCTCCCGCGCTGCCCAGGCGGTGAAGGACGGGGATTACTCGGCGGCGCGGGCGATCCTCTCCGCCCGTGCTCGCCGGATGCTTGAAGCAGGCATCGACGAGGAATCCGTGAGCAAGAGTCTGGAGCGGGCCATCGCTTTCAGGCTGAGCCGTGGGCTCAAAAAGGGCCAAGACGACGACGCCATCGAGGACAACCAAAGCACCGCGGCCGACCTCGTATCTGACGTGATGCCCTAGTTCTCGTTGGTCATGCAGGAACGCTCAAACGTGCGCAGGCAGGTGCGCAGGCCGACGACGATGATGAGGATCCCGAGAACTATCGACGCCCACTCCGGAAGGAATCGCGTCGATAGTCCCATAGCGGCACATCCGGCTATCACGACGGCCACCGCCCCGTACGCGCACAGGACGGTAATGACGTGGTGCCTTTCTCGAGCGGGGGTGCTCCGCGGGACCATCTGCTCCTCCAGCGCCCGCATGTGAGACTCGGGCCGGCGGGGGTCGTCTGGGACTTCGGTGGTGTCGTCCATGCGGGAACGCTTCATGGGGTCCTTTCAGGCGGAGGGCTTGAGGACGGCCGCGGCATCACCGTTGTGGCAGTTCAGCTCGGCGAGGTTCCTCGCCTGTGGGATCTTCGGGTTGCCGGGGGATTTCATGTGTTGACCTCATTCGCGGAGGCTTCGTGACGCTTGAAGAACTTCTTGTGGCACCACTGGGAAAGGAACGCTCCGCCAGAAATCAACATGAGCACACCCACGAGCGCAATCATGAACGCGTACTCAACCCAGTAGAGGTAGACGTTGTAGATTCCGAGCGACACTAAATATGCTCCAGCGGGAAGGAACGCCGCCAACAGGACAGGCGTAGTGAGATCGGATTCTTTGCGAGGTCGTCCTTGGTCATCTTGTGGTTCGACCGTGTGGGCTACCCAGATCGCGCCCCAACCAATCGCGGTCCATCCGAGGACAAACAACCATGGGCGAGAAAATGGTCTGTAGCTCCAGACGATGTCTTTGATGATCCCCCATCGGTCGTCCGCGAAGATGATGGCGAGAATGGCCACGCCTACATGTAGAAGCTCCCAGATAGCGAGCCAGATGAGGGCGAACAGTCGTGCACAAAGGGCAAGCGTTGGCCTCCCTGGCGAGTTGCTCATCCCCCCACCCTACCCGCTCCCGGGGGATTGTTGCAACCCGACCCCGTCCCAAATCCGCGTTCGCCCTCAACGTCCCGTAATGCGGCTACAGTGGGGGGTGCCGTCCGCGTCCGGGCTTGACCCGGAGACGCGGCCATGCCCATCCCCCGCCGGTTCCTGATGCTGACCGCCGTCCTCGCCGGGACCACCCTCGGCCTGGCCGGGTGCGACCTCTTCGAGGCCAAGGTCACCAGCCCCTTCACCGGGCAGCAGGTGACCGAGGCGGGGCTCCTGATGGAGGTCCAGCGGGAGGAGGCCAAGGCCAAGGCCGCCGCCGCCGAGGCCGCCAGCAAGTCCGCAGAGGAGATCCGGTCCGCCCGGGCCAAGGCCACCGCCACCATGATCGCCCTGCAGCAGAAGCAGGCCGTGACCGCGGCGGAGGTCAGCGCGACCGCCCAGACCGTCGAGGCGGAGACCGGGCAGCGGATCGCCGCCGCCACCGAGACCGCCACGGCCGCCGCCAAGGCCCTCGCCGACCACCTTGCGAACATCGACGCCCAGGCCCAGGCCGGGCTGGACGAGATCGCCCAGAAGCGGCAGGTGTCCGCCGGGGTGCTGGGGGTCCTGACGAACAACGCCCTGGTGAAGACCGCCGACGGCGCCACCGGGGGGGCCGTGCTCGGCCTGCTGGGGCTCGCCGGCGGGTGGATGGGGCGGTCGGTGGGGTCGAGGAAGCGGCACGACGCGAGCTACGACCAGGGGGCCCAGGAGGAGAGGGCCCGCCTCGAGGAGTCCCGCGCCCGCGAGAACGCCGCCTGGGAGGAGGCGACGGCCCGGCTCATGGCCCTGTACGCCCCGCCGCCGGCCGTCCGCCCCCCCACCCCCCCCAGCCCCGCCACCCCGGAGGCCGCGGCGTGACCGGAGCCCGGGGCTACATCACGAAGCGGACGCGGGTCGCCGCGAGCCTGGGCGTCGCTGGCGGGATCCTGTTCTCGGCGATTACGGGGACCATCACCGTCGCCAGCCTGTACTACTCGCTCGAGGCGAAGATCGCCCACGCGCAAACCACCGCCGACGCCGCGCAGGCCTCGGCGGAAGCCGCCGCCACCGCCGCGGACAAGAAGTTCGACCAGCTCCGCGCGGACATCCTGGTCATCCAGGCCGACGTGAAGACCCTGCTGCAGAGGAAGTGACATGGCGACGCTCAAGGACATCATCGACTTCGCCACCTCGACCGGCCGCCTGGTGCACGAGGTCCACGGGGACTCCACCGCCGAGCGAGACGGGGACGGGCACTCCTACGGGTTCGCGGCCGGCCTGTCGAACCTCGTCGCCTGCGCGGGGGTGCTGATCCCCGCGAACCACAACTCCCCCAACAACGACAACCACGGCCTCTACGCCGCCCGCCGGAAGGACAACGGGTCCGTGAGCGTCGGGGTCAATGTCGGGCAGGACATCTCCACCCCGGGCTACCTCACGAGCTTCAAGCAGTACGGCCCCCAGGTCCCCCTCCAGGCGAGCTGGCAGGGTCCCCAGGCCGCGTACATGGCCCAGACGACGCTGAACGGCGCCATCCTCGCGGGCGACGTGACCATCACCGTCCCCGACACTTCGGAGTTCCCCAACACGGGCCGAATCCTGATCGAGTCGGAGATCATCCAGTACGCCGGCAAGACCGCCACGACCTTCACCGGGTGCACCCGCGGCAACCTCTCCACCGTCGCCGCCGGCCACGCCAACGGGACCGTGGTCGCCGCCATGAACAACGGCGCGGGCTGGGGCGGGATGATCACCAGGCTCCACCCCCTCAACCCCTCGGTGGACCTGGTGCTGGGCACGATCTACATGAGCCTCAGCGCGTCGGTCCTCGGCGGCGCGACCATCACCCAGCAGATCAACACGACCACGTCCGACCTGAACACCGACACCACGTACACCGCCCGCGCGACCAGCGGCGCCGTGAACATGACGGGGTCGGCGGTGGGGTCGGTGAACATGGCCACCCTCTCCCTCGCCAACGCCGCCCGCGACACCCTCTCTGTAACGTTCGGGTCCTCCTCGACCAACGGCACGGGGCCCTTCGGCCCGGTCTGCCTGCTCTACAACGGCCTGTTCGCCGCCGCCCGCCCCTTCGGCACGATCCAGTCCATGGGCATCAGCCAGGGGGGCAAGCGGTGCAACGAGATGATCTCGGAGCTGCGGAAGTACCACGCCGGCTCCGCGACCGTCGAGTACGACCTCGGCTACGTCTCCCGCTTCAAGGCCTACCTGCTCGCCGGCGGGGCTGGCGTGGGCGGGAACGGCGTGCTGGGCGTGGCCATGGTCACCTGCTTCGGGCACAACGAGGCCTCCGGCGGCAACTGGACCGCCCTGGTCGACCCCACCGAGCCGTGGACGATCTACCTGCAGAAGACCGTGCCCGGCGGCGCCCTGATCGGGGACACGACCATCACCCTCAACGACACCACGGGGATGCAGCCCGCGGGAGCGGTCTACGTCAACGGCGAGCGGATCACGTACACCGGGATCGCGGGCAACAACCTCACGGGGTGCACCCGGGGCATGTACGGCACCGTCGCCGCGTCCATCACCGCGGGGACCGGGGTGTACGTCGGCTACCCCTGCCACCACCCCATCGGGTTCGCCACGGACATCCTCTTCGACTACAAGCTGCTGCGGTCCGCCTGGCTCACCGCCGGCGGGAACGCCGCCTACTTCTGGTATGTGTGGGTGCGGCCGATCCCGGTCTCCGCGACCCCGACGTACATCAGCCAGTTCACGGGGGTCTCCAACAACAACGAGAAGGAGGCCCGGCTCTCGGAGTTCGCCGCGGCGGCGAGCACGTACCTGGGCTCCCGCGCGGGGTTCGTGATCGCCGACCACTCCGCCGTGTGGGCGGGGGGAGAGACCGCCACGTACCAGTTCGGCGACACGACCGCCGACCTGGTGCACAACAGCAGGCAGGCCTACGTGCGCTCCTGGACGAAGCTCCTCGGCAACGCCACGTACACCCTCCCTGTACGGCTCCGCAACCGCACTTGAAAGGACCCCCATGAGCAGGCTCCGCACCCAGGCCTTCCGCCGGCAGATGATGTCGAACATCTCCTCCGGCTCCTTCACCATCTCCGGCGCCGGCGTCATCACGCAGACCGCCCACAACACCCTCATCACCACCGTCCCCAGCCAGTTCAACGCGGGCTCCTCGGAGACCGAGCCGTGGCGGGGTGGGCGCGTGATCTTCTTCGGCACCGCCGCCGACAACACGCTCCACGACTACCGCCTGTACGGGTCGTGGCAGCTCGAGTCCCCGGACCCGGACAACCCCCAGTGGTTGCTGGCGTGCCTCTGCTACGGGCAGTTCCGCCTCTCCGCCGCCGTGGGGACCGGGACCGCCAAGACCGCCATCCTGTCCACCGAGCGGATCGCGGACGAGATCAGCGTCACCAAGGCCGCCCTGGCGACGACCCCCGTCGGCATCGGCGCGGCCATCGTCACGACCTTCGGCGGGGCGGACCCGAACGCGTACAGCCCCCTGAACGACACGCCGGCCATGCTGCTGGTGCCCGAGATGGGGAACCCCCAGCGGATCTTCGTCGACCTCAAGGCCGCGTCCGGCAACATCGCCTGCCTGATCGCCGCGGACACCTGAACCACGAAGTTGTGGAATTCCTGAGACCTACGCCACAAGTCTGCGTCCTCCGGGGCGGAGGAGACTACTTGTGTACCCCAGTAGAGGGCATCATGCGTGCGTCTCCGATTCGAGTTGCTTGTCTGGTCCGGTAATGACCTCATCCAGAGGATTCACCTTGCCCCCGCGCAAACTCCCCCGCATACTGGGGTTATGTCAAGGCAGCCCACCCCATCAGCGGTTGGGTCGGAGCGGATGGAATCGGCGGTCTCGCGGTACGCCGCGTGGTGCCGCGCCCAGGCCAAGGCCGACCGGTACGTTCTCCAGGTCGAGCGGCTGATCCTCCGGGCCGCCAAGGACTTGGGGTGGGGAACCCTGCAGGATTTGCCGGCTTCCCCCCGGGACTTCGAGGACTACCTCACCCGGATGGACGCCTCGGCCAAGACCAGGAACAACGTGCTCTGCGCGGTGCGGGCGTTCGCGGAGTGGCTCCGCCGGCGGGAGGAGATCCCCGCCAACCCCTTCGACCGCATCGAGCTCACTCGCCACTTCGCCGGCTCCGGCTCCCGCGCCCTGTCGGCGCCGGAGATGGCCGCCATGATCGCCGCCGCGGAGGCCGACGAGGCCCGCCCAGAGGCGGAGCGGAGGTCGGGGTACATCCGGTCCCCCTGGTACCGCGTGGCCCGGGCGACGGGCCTGCGGGCCCTGGAGATGGAGCGGATTCGCGTGAGCGCCGTGGTGCTTGACGAGGGGCGTGCTTGCATCACCGTGCAGGCGAAAGACGCGAAGGGGCGGCGTACCCAGAGGGTCCCCTTGGCCGACTCGTTCGTGCCCTGGCTGAGGTCGTACATCGCGGGGCGGGACCCCCTCGACCGCCTCATGCGCACGCCGCGGCCGCGGAAGTGGGTGATGGACGGAGACGCGAAAGCAGCAGGGATTTCAGGCCTTCGCGTGGGGATGCACTCGTTCCGCAAGGGGCTGGTGACGGCGCTGGCCGCGAGCGGTGCGCCGATGTCGGTGACCCAGGAGATCGCCCGCCACACCGACCCCCGCCTCACTCAGGCGGTGTACGTGGACGCGAACCTGTTGCCCCTGAGAGATGCAATAAACGCCCTCGCCGCAGCAGGATACGGAGAATCTGGAGAGAATGGTGTGGACCGGCCCCCATCGGCCGATAGACTGATGGAGTCAAGGTCAGCCATGGAAAACGCAAATCACAACCCGAGCGGACCGAGGGGGGCGAGAGAATCGCTGCCATCGGCTGCCTTGACACCATCCGCGGAAGGCGACCTCGCCTCCCTCGGCTGCTCGGGTATTTCCTGTGACGGTCACTCGACCGAGCAGGATCAGCACTGGGCGCGACAGGACTCGAACCTGTTGCGGTCCGCGGCGTCCTTGTTGGCCGCCGGTGCTGACCTGATTCGATCGGTGGCCTCCCAGGTGGGAGGTTCCGATGGTGCAGTTCGGCAAGGATGCGGCGGACGCCGCCGCGGCGGTGCGGAAGGCTGACAAGGCCCTGATGGATGCCTTCCGGGCCCCGGGCACGGGGGCGGATCAGGCCCTCAACAAGACGGTCGACCGGCTGGTGGACCTGCTGGCCAAGGCGACGGCGGACGGGGGAACCCCCCACGCCCTCACCGAGGTCCTGTGCGGGCTCGCGGTCCGCGGGCTGGTGACCACCGCCGGCGAGCTCCCCTCCGCCGCCGCCCTCCGCGTCACGCTCCGGGCGATGGACCTGGTCCGCCCCCACATGACCGAGGTCCAGCGGGCCAAGGTCAAGTCCGCCATCTTCCTCTGGGCGGGCGGGCGGGCGGTCCTCGAGATCGAGGAGGAGGAGAAGCTCACGAAGTTCGCCGTGTCCCCAGAGCGGGCCCGGGAGATCCGGAACCGGTGGAGCGTCGTGGCCTGGGGCCTGACCCACGGCCAGCGGGTGGACGAGCCCCTCAAGTTCCTCGGCAAGAAGTGCTGCCCCAACTGCGGCGAGCCCGTCGAGTACGAGAACCCCTACCCCCGCGAGGACGACACGAACACCCCCGCGTGGAACGGCGGGTTCTACTGCCCGTGCGGGTGGGAGGCGGAGGACGAGGACCCCGAGGTCGAGCAGCAGGACCCCGAGCCCTTCGAGGAAGCCACCGGCCCCATGGGTCTCTGTGACGCCGCGGACCGGGACCGGCAGATCGGGGGTGCGGCTTGAACCGCAGCATTTTCAGCCTCTCCGCCGCCGCGCAGCAGGCGGGCCTGGAACAGGCCGAAGCGGGCTGCCGACGGATTCTCACGCCGTTTTCCCCCGCGGATCGCAAGAAACTCTGCCTGGCGGTCGGGTTCGACATGGTGAGCAAGGTGGAGGAGGGGATCGTCAACGCGAAGGCCAACCCTATCGGGAGCCTCGCGGCGGTAGCGATGACCATGGGCCACCGGCTCCTGTGCATCGTCGCCGAGAAGCTCAACGAGGAGGAGGGGACGGCCAAGCCCGAGGGGGGTGCCCAGTGAACCTCACCCTCGAAGTCGACCACGAGTGGCAGGCCTCGATCCTCCGGGACCTCGCGGCGCTGATGACCGCCGAGAACCCCATCGCGGGCGAGGCCAAGTCCGCCATCGTTCTCCTCAACCTCAAGTTCGATGCCGGATCCTCCGGCGGGCTGCTGGGGTGCAGCCGAGACGCGCACGACCCGGAGCTCGAAGTCGCGCAGCTGATCCACCTGGGCGCCCTCGCCTTGTCCAGGGTCGGGCAGATCGTGGCGTCCGCGGGCGGAGGCCCCGAGGAGATCTACGACGCCGGGCAGAAGTTCCTCACCGGTGTCGCCGCAACCGCCGCGAGCACCGCCTCCCAGCGCCCCCCCACCGTCTCGAGGAACGTCGACGAGGCCATCGCCAAGGCCCGTCAGCACTTCCACAACAGGAGCAACCCCCGATGAGCCTCACCCCGTGGCAGATGGAGCAGCGTCGGAAGTACCTCACCGCCAGCAAGGTGCCGGCGGTCCTCGGCCTGGACCCGTACAGGACCGCCGCCGACGTGCTGGCGTTCTACACCCTCCCCGTCGACGAGCAAGGCGCCGGGGAGGCGGCGGAGATCGGCATCGGCATCGAGCCCATGCTCATCGACTGGTGCACCCGCGAGTGCAACCTGACGGACGTGATCCGGAACCAGTGGCGCGTGGCCGACAACGGCCTCATGGCCGCCACCCTGGACGCCGTCGGCAAGAACGGCGTCCCCGTCGCCATCGAGGCGAAGACCGCCGGGATCCTCAACCCCGCCGGCGTCGGCGATGAGTGGGGCGAGCCCGGCACCGACCAGATCCCCATGCGGCACCTGGTCCAGGTCGTGGCCCAGATGATCGCCGCCCCCGCCGTCCAGCGGACCTACATCCCCGCCTTGATCGGCGGCCGCGGTCGCCTCCTGTACGTGGTCGACCGGGCCCGGCCCTTCGTGCAGGACCTCATCGAGGAGGTCGAGCGGCAGGCCGGCGCGTGGTGGACCAAGCACGTGGTGAACCGCGAGCCCCTCCCCGAGGGGTCGGCCCCCCCGTCGATGGACACCCTCAAGCGGATCCAGCGGGAGCCGGCGACGGTGCTGAACCTCACCGGCGACGCCGAGGCCGCCGCCATCGTCTCCGCGTGGACGTTCTCCACCGAGCGGCGGAAGCAGGCGGAGCTCGACGAGGAGACCGCCAAGGCCCGCGCGGTCGCCCTGCTGGGCTCCGCCGAGGCCGCCCGCGTCACCATCGACGGCGAGACCAAGCTCCTCAAGTGCCAGGAGCAGTCCTTCGGCCGCCGGGTAGACGGGACCAAGCTCAAGGCGGAGATGCCCGAGGTCTTCGAGAAGTACGCCGTGGAGAGCCGGGGGGTGGTCCCGCGGCTGGTCAAGGCGAAGTGAACCCCCAGGGGTGGGGGAGGAAGGTGCAGCATGTTGGACGATCGGAACATCGTGAACCTGGACGGCGAGGGGCGGATGGTCGAGAACGGGGCGCCCGTGCCGGCGGTCCCGGTGCAGAAGGTGGCGACGAAGTACACCACCGCCATGGCCGTGCAGGCCCCCCGGGTGCTGGCGTCGGTGGAGCGGCGGGCGCTTGAGGAGGCCGCCCTGCTGGGGGCTGATGCCTACTACGCCTGGGGCAACGGCCAGGACCGCATCGAGGGCCCCTCGAAGGAGCTCGCCATGGCCCTGGTGCGGTGCTACGGCAACTGCGCGGTGGACCTGGGCGAGATCCAGGAGACCCGCGACGCCTGGATCTTCACCGCGACGTTCGTGGACCTCGAGACCGGCTTCACCCTCGCCCGCCAGTTCCGGCAGGCCAAGGGCTGGAAGGTGTACGGCAAGTTCGACGACGCCCGCAAGGACGACATCCGGTTCCAGATCGGGCAGTCCAAGGCGGTGCGGAACGTCATCCTCAACGCCGTGCCCGGGTGGCTCGTGAAGCGGGCCCTGGACAAGGCGAAGGGGGGCGTGCGGGAGAAGATCGAGGCCGCCATCGCCAAGCACGGCGCCGACGCCGTCATCGGCAAGGCCCTCGACACCCTGGCGAAGTTCGGGGTGGACGAGGCCCGGGTCCTCTCGACCATGGGCCGGGCCCTCCGCGGGGCCCTCACCGTCGAGGACCTCGTGATCCTGCACGGCTCCATCGCCGCCATCGAGAGCGGGGCGGACACCGTGGAGGTCCTCTTCCCCGTGAAGGACGCCCAGGAGCCCAAGGGGGACGGCCGGTCCAGGACCGAGGAGGCCCTGTCCAAGCTCAAGGGTGAGGAGCCCAAGCCTCAGGAGGCCCCCACCACCCCCACCGCCTCCGCCCAGGCGGCCCCTGAGCCCTCCCCAACCCCCGCCCCCACCCCCACCAAGGGCATCGGGGACGCGAGCGCCGAGCCCCCGCCCGGGATGCTCCTCGGCCAGCAGGACCGCCCGAGGAAGCGCTGATCCATCTCCGGCAGGCTGGCGTCCGGGTTGCGCCCATCGGCGCACGCACCCTCCCCGTAGCGACGAGACCGCGAACCAACCCAGCAAACTCGTGACGGCCGGGAGAGACCGGCAAGCACACCCCACCCCGAAAGGAGTCGACCAATGAAGAAGGAACTGTCCCTGCAGAACATCCCCCTGGTGGACGAGGGCCGGCCCGCGACGGCCTTAGACCTCCAGAACGCCGCCCTGGCCGTGAAGGCCGACAACAACAAGCCCCCGGCGGGCATGGTCCTCTCCGGGTTCCCGCCCCACATCGCCCACCTCTGGAACTTCCGCGAGGGCAAGCTCGAGCGCCACATCTCCCCCCCCCACCCCCGGGAGTACGAGGCCGCGACGGTCGAGTCCCTGGCCAAGCTCATCAACGAGTTCGTGGGGAACGACGAGCTGCACCCGAGGATCCCGGAGGGGGCGACCTCCGCGACCCTCCGGAACCCCCTGGTCTTCGTCTGGATCCACCACGGCCGCGTGATCGTCACCCTGGACGAGACCGGGGAGCGGCGCGAGCGGCTGGGGCTGGAGCTCGTCCAGTCCGAGCCCTTCCGCGCCCTCACCGCCCTCGCCGGCAACTGGGTGGGCCAGCGGGAGTTCGTGGAGGCCCTCCGGGTCCACGTCAACGGGGTGTACAGCCCCGAGACCGTGATCGACACCATCCGGTCCCTGCGCTGGAGCCAGAACGAGGAGGGCGACTCCACGGTCCAGACCGGCCGGGCCAGATTCGGCCGCCGGGTCGAGGCCGCCATCGCCGGCGTGGCCGACAAGGGCCTGCGGGAAATCGAGGACTTGACCGTCACCATCCCCGTCTACTCCAACCTCTTCGACGAGGGGCCCGGCTGGGCCCCGAGCCCCATCCTCTCCACCTTCCGGTGCGCGGTCGACGTGCACCCCACCGAGCAGAAGATCATCCTCAAGCTCAAGGCCGGCGAGCTGGACCGCCATCTCCGCGACCTGGATCGGAAGGTCCACGACATGCTGGTGGCCGACATCACCCACGACCGCGTCCGGATTTTCTTCGGCGACCCCGACGGCATCGACGAGTAACCCCCACCACCTGGTCCCGGCCTGACGGCCGGGCCGGGTGTTCTCTCTCTTCCTCCCCGGCGCCGCCGTCTGTCCGGTTGCGCCGGGTTTCAGGGCCGACGGCGCCCGAAGCACGTCCAGGAGTCCACCCGTGCAGAACATCAGCGTTGACAATGTCCACCTCCGCAACCGGGTCTTGGTGGGCAAGAAGAAGCACCTCGCCGAGTACGCCAAGGCCCACAAGAAGTACCGGGCGGCGGTCCATAAGCAGGCCGTCGCCATGGCCAAGCACGCCGTCTCCAAGGCCCCGACGCCCGAGCGCGGCTACTACATCTCGGTCCACCCACCGATCAACCGGGTCGACGACTTCAACCGCATCATCGAACAGCTCGACGCCTCGACGGACGTGAAAATCACCCTCCGCGAGGACGAGTTCGACCGCCTCTGGCGTGGCCAGTGGGAGTTCGCCAACGAGCTCCGCGTCGCCAGCATGGAGTACGGGAAGGTCGCCCGCCGCGCCACCAAGTTCTGACCAACCACGGCCCGCGGCCCCCCAGCGGGGGAGGCGGGCTCATCCGGACTGAACCCGTATTGGTCCGGGAACACAGGCTGCCAGCCGGGCGCGTTGCTCGGCTGGCGGTTTCAGGAGAACCCCCATGCAGGACGCCACCCCCCCAACCCCTCCCACGCCCCCCGCCGATCCCGCCGGCCAGGTCCCGTGGGAGCCTTTCGGACCCCAACAGATCATGCAGGTCATGAACGCCGCGGTGCACCTATGCCAGGCGAGCGCCGCGTTCATGCAGCGCGGCCTGTACGTGGCCGTCGTGGCCATCCCCGCCGGCCGCCCCGAGCACGCCGAGGTCATCGCCACCGGCCCCGCGCCGGACCTGGTCAAGGGCCTGGAGAAGGTCGCCGCCAAGGTCCGCCAGGAGTTCGGCGTGTCGGACATCGTCCTCCCCACCACCGGCCAGGCCGCCAGCCTGAACGGGCTCCGCCTCCGCACCGAGGAGTAGGCCCATGACGCCCGCACAGAGGAACCTGCACACCGAGATCAGGCACGCCATCAGGGACGGGATCAACGCCGCCGTCACACGAGCAGCCGTCAACGCCCACCACCAGACCGCCTCCGCCATCGCCGGCTACGCCAGCCACCTGAACGACGAGATCTTGGAGCGGCTTCACCGGAGCTTCCGCATCGGGCGCCCGCGCCGCAAGCAGACCGAGTTGAACCCCTGACAGGAGACACATCATGCCCGCGAAGAAGACGCCCAAGAAGCCTCTGACCCCGTTCGAACGCCTCGTCAGATCGCACGAGGCGCAACTCCGCATCGCCGAGGAGAGGCTCGACGCGCTGACCAAGAGGTACGAGTCCGAACGCGACGACTTCAGGCGGAAGATCGCGGCTCGGCGCGAGGTGCTGTCGAAGCTCAAGTCCTGAGAGGAGAACCCGCCATGGCCGGCGGCGAAGACTACATCCCCATCCGCACCGCCCTGGTCGACGATCCGGACGTGCTGTGGATCGCCCAGAAGGTCCGGGCGAAGGACCCGGACCTCGTGGTCGGCAAGCTCGTGCGGTTCTGGTCCTGGGCCGCCAGGGTGACCGCTGACGGCCGTCTCGGGCCCTACACCGCCGCCCACATCGACTCCCGCGTCGTCAACTGCAAGGGCTTCTGCGAGGCCCTGCGGACCTTCCGGGAGGGGAAGAGCGAGAAGGGGTGGCTCGACATCGACCCCAAGACTCAGGAGCTCGTCATCCCGAAGTGGGACGAGTGGATGTCCGAGTCCGCCAAGGCCCGGGCGGGGGAGTCGGTCCGAAAGAGGCTCCAGCGTCAGGACGTTCGTCCGGACAACCGTCCGGACATTGGTCCGGACAAACGTCTCGACCAAGCAGAGCAGAGCAGAGAGCAGAGCAGCAAAGAGCAGAAAGACACTGCTTGCGAATCAGAGCAAGCAGCGCCCGAGACCCGGCCCGACCGCCCCTCCCGGGCTCTGCCTGCCTCGGAAGAAGCGCGGCAAGGGGTTCTTTGCTCGATGCTGCTTGCCGGTCTCCCCGGGATCGAACGCAAGGCCGCCGCCGCCATCGCCGCCCGGAGGGGCGTCTCCGAGCCCCTCGTGGCCTGGGCCCTCGAGCGCACCGCCGACGAGGTCAGGATGCGGGAGGGAGGCCCCGACCCCGTCAAGAACCCCGTCGGCTACTGCCGCTCGCTCATCGAGAACGAGAAGCCCCCCCAGGGGTGGGTGGAGCAGTTCAACCGCCGCAAGCTCGGCGCTGCCGCCGCGCGGCTGAAGGAGAAGTCCCATGGGTGACACGCTCGACTACGAACGCGGGAAGCTCTGCATTGGGCGCCGGGTCCGCGTCTGGATGGAGACCGGCCGCGGGAACGGCAAGAACGGAACCCCTGCCCTGCTGAAAGGGGCGAGCCCGAAAGCCGCCCAGGTCCGATTCGCCGGCCACGGATACGACACCTTCGTCGCTTGGGACCGTGTCCGCGACTGGGTCGCCGGGAACAACGGCCCCGCGCCCGAACCCCCGCCGCCCCCCATGCCCGTCATCAAGCGCGTCCCCGAACCCACCGCCCTGGAGGCCCGAGAGTTGAAAGCCCAGCCCATGCACCGCGTCCAGATGCAGCCCACCGTCTCCCCCGTCATCGACGCCGCCGCCGCCGCGAGCCTCAAGGCCGCCATCGCCGAGTCTGAGGTCGTCGACCTTGGGGACCTGGGCTCCCGCCTCCGCAAAGCCACCAGCGACCTCGAGGCCGCCCGCGGCATCCTCCGCGACATGCAGGCCGAGCACGCCCGCCATGTCGCCGAGGCCGAGAAGGAGATCCAGGCCAAGCAGAAGGCCCTCATCGAGATCCGCGACCAGGCCAAGCGGGCCTGGGAAATGGCCGAGTCGGCCATCGGGGGTGCCTGATGCCCCGCAAGTCCGTCTCCCACGAGACCACCACCACCGTCCTGGCCCAGCGCCTCGAGGCCACCCGCGCCGCCCGCGCCCAGTCCTTCGCCCCCGGCCAGGACGTGCTCTGGATCCAGCGCGACGAGCCCGTCGCCTGCCGCGTCCTGGCCAAGGTCGCCCCCGACGTGTACCGCGTCGAGTTCCGGACCCCCCGCCGCGAGTTCGGCGGCCAGCAGGTCGTGTGCCTCGGCGTCGAGGCCCTGCGGGCCAGGAAGGGGGCCGGGTGATCGTGCCCGTCTACACCGACATGGAGGGCCGGTCGCTCGTGCACGCGAAGAACGCGGACGGGACGGCCATCTACGGCATGGGGCGGGCGTTCTGCCCCCTCCTGGCGGCGTCTCGGGCCTGCCGGGCCGAGCTGGCGTGGCGGGCCCGGATGGCCCGGCGTGAGGACGCACACCAAGCCAGGATGAACCTCCCGCTGTGGAGCACGGCAGGGGGTGCCCGGTGAGCGAGCCCGTCCGCATCCTGGTCGGTGACGTGTTGGACGGGCTCAGGACCCTGCCCGCCGGGTCGGTGCACTGTGCGGTGACGAGCCCGCCCTACTGGGGGCTCCGCGACTACGGCGTGGAGGGGCAGATCGGGCTTGAGCCGACGCCGGATGCGTTCGTGGCGGAGATGGTGGACGTGTTCCGCGAGGTTCGGCGGGTGCTGCGGGACGATGGGACGCTGTGGCTGAACATCGGGGACTCGTACGCGGGCAGCGGGCGCGGAGGTTATCCAGGCGGTGCGGGCACGCTCAACGGTTCGGTTGAGGGGCAGAATAACTCCCGTGAGGCGAGAATGGTGCAGTCTCGTCGCCGAGACAACGAACCGGTCCCCCGATCCGATGTGTCCTTCCTCGGTTTGAAGCCCAAACACCTCTGCATGATTCCCTGGCGCGTCGCCCTCGCCCTCCAGGCCGACGGATGGTGGATCCGCTCGGTGATCGTCTGGGCGAAGAAGTCGCCGATGCCCGAGAGCGTGAAGGACCGGCCGACCTCCTCGTGGGAGCCGATCTTCCTCATGGCGAAGTCCGAGCGGTATTTCTATGACGCGGAAGCGGTGAGACAACCCCTGTCGGAAGCTGCAGTTGAGCGTCAGAAGTACGGCTTCAAGCACATGTACGGGAACATCATTGCGGCGAATCAGCACGCCGACGCTCGCTCATTTGAAGACGCCAAATCGTACGGCGCGGACGACGTGCCTTCGGGGGCAAACCTCCGCAACGTCTGGCATCTCGGACCAGAGCCCTTTAGCGAGTCGCTTGAAATCGTCCACTGGCTCCCCGTGGAAGCGGGTGCCTGCGGCGATGGCATCCGGCGCACACCGTCAGAAGGTTGTCCAGTGCATGGTTGTCGGGATCCTCGTCCAGATGATGAACGTGCAGGCGATCAGACGACCCGCAGTCCCGGCAGCGTGATCCGTCCCGGAGCAGAGCAGTATCGCGTGCGGTATGCCAGTTCACTGAATCTCGGTGAACTAGATCGGGTCCATAGTTGGGATTGCTCGTGCCCGCTGTGTTCACAGACTGCCATCGAGCGTAGCACTCAAAGCCGCAAAACGGGCCACGCTCCTGCGACCACTCCGCCATGTACGCCTTCCTCTGGAACTGGCATCGGCATGTCCGACAAGTCAGGACCACACGCGACGATCGGTTCGGCTGAGCACACGCCCGAGAGCAGAACCGTGGAGGATTCCGCTTCGCGTGGGCCGGGCTCATGTGGCGATCAAACGACTTCCCGCAGCGTTGGCAGTTGTACATGCGAGTATCATAGGCGCTACACCAAGAAAACCGACCACTTCGCCACCTTCCCGACCGAGATCCCCCGCCGCGCGATCAAGGCCGGGACCTCCGAGAAGGGCTGCTGCCCGGCGTGCGGTGCTCCGTGGCGACGGATCGTCGCCCGCGAGAAGCTCACCCGCCACCGCCCAAACGCCATCACCAAGCGGGACGGCGCCGACGGGACCGGCAACCACTGTGCGAACACCGTGGCCGGCGTCGCCACCCGCACCACCGGCTGGGAGCCCACCTGCCAGTGCCCGCCGGCGGACCCGGTCCCCTGCACCGTCCTCGACCCGTTCCTCGGCAGCGGGACCACCGTCGCCGTCGCCCGGGAGCTCGGCCGGCATGGCGTGGGGTGTGAGCTCAACCCCGAGTACGCCGCTCTCGCCCGCATCCGCATCGGGAAGGCCGAGAAGCCGTCCACCTTCGTCGATCCCCGGGCCAAAGACGCGCCCTTGTTCGCCTGACCCCCGCACCCCTCACCAGGAGACCCCCCGTGCACGAGACCCAGACCGAAGCCAAGCGCAACAACCTCAGCCGCCGCGAGTCCCGCCTCGTCGAGGACGCCCTCAAGTACATCAGCGAGCAGCCCGGGTTCCGCGCCCTCACCCGCGCCGGCATCCTCGCCCTCGTCGCCGCCCGCGTCGCCGCCGACGTGCCCAAGGTCACCAAGCCCAACCTCCTCTCCGCCGCCGAGGCCCTCGACATCGACCTGCCCAGCCGCTTCGACCCGGCCCCGACGCCCACCGCCAGGGAGGACCGGGAGCT